TCTGCAAATATTCTTGCAATCAATTCTGATCTCATTTGAGTTTGTGTCATCAAAGCATTAACACCAGTTGCAGTTTTTGCATTTAAAGTGTTTGGATCTAATCCTTGAATTTGTTTTGAAATACCAGTTCTTACTTCTCTTACACTATCTAAATAACTTAATAATGGAAAAGCTTGTTGAGATATAGGTTGAGCTTGTAAAGGTTGCATGACTTGTCCTGGAGGTTGTTTAGTTCTGACTACACCACCTGGTCTAGTCGTTAATAGGTCATCCATGTTGACCATTCCATCCATGATTGCAACTCTGTTGTTGTTTGTTAAATACATATTATCTAACAACTGCCTCATCACAGTTGATTTCATCAATTGTATATCTTCAACTAATTCTGAAATAGATCTGCCATAAAATCTATGAGGCATAGGAATCGGTGTAATTGTAACAAATGGAATATGATCGCAAGGCATATTTTCTAAAATTACATAACCATCATCCCCTGCTGATATAATTTTTCTAAGCTCTGCAATTCCATCTTCATCAAAATCGTATTTTACATAACTTTCATAAACTAAAATTTTTTCTGTAGATTTATCTGTAGGTGTATTAACAGGGTAGTCATCTACATTTCTATTTCTGACTATTTCCTCATTGTTATAAATATCTAATTGTGATTTAGGTAAATTATCAACTTCGTCTGGGTCAAATCCCATTTCAACAAGTTGTGATCTTGTCATTAAAACTTTGTGAGAAACAAAATCTGCTTCATTAATTGTTTTTGCAGTTCTATCAATTAAAAATTCTTCAGGTGGTACTGATTCAATTTTAATTTTTCCTTTTTTATTTATTCTTTTAATTTTACAAGTATATAAATTAAAATCAGGCTCTTCTATCTGTGATGTATCAACACCTTGATCCTCTAATGCTTTTTTTTGTTTATCAAATGCCTCTTTTGCTTTTTCATCTATTGTGATTTCCTCATCAATAACTTCAATTTCATCTTCAGTATCTTCAAGAGCATCTTTTTCAATTTTATTCAAATTTTTATAGGTTTCATGTTCTACAGTTTCATTTTCATCATAATAAATTTTTAAAAAACCATTTTTTTCAATCAAAGCATCTTTAAAAAAATTATATAACAATTGAAAGCCATCGTTATCTTTGTAAAAGACATGATTTAAATACGCAGTAGCTTGATCGGCTAATGGCACATCTTCAGCAGTTACAGGTTCACACTTCACTACTTTATCTGAGGCTGTAAATATTCGGAGTAGGTTCGGTAATATACTTTCAACAGTATCAGCAACATCTGTAGATACAACTTGTGATCTACCATCTATTTCTGTTCCTAGCTTATCACCTAAATAATATTCTATTGATTTTCGTCTTGATTGTGAAAGCTGTCCTCCAAGATAGCCTAAAGCATTTTTTATTTGGTTGCTTAGCAAGGCTCTTAATTTTGGATCAGCTATTTCTTGAATTTTTTTTACCATTTTAAACTATGTAATTTGTATCAACTCTAATTGGCTTTTTCCAATCAGATCTTTCAACTGGTTCTACAATTGCACCATAACGAATGGAGTCGCAAAAGTGTGATGCCCAATTGTGCAGGGGTTTATTCCTGAAACAATTATTTTTTTCATCCCATCGTTTGCAATAGGACTTTAATGCTTCTATGAGCTTTTTGCAATTGTTTTTATGAAAATAGCATTTTGGCAACATTTGCCTGACCTGCTCAATACCATCTTCTACACTAAGCTTTGGAGCTATTTCAAACTCTAAACCAAGCTCTCTGGCTGTTTCCCACCTTGATTTGTTTGTGCCAATCTCTCTGACCCTAATATCATGCGGAGCTATATGTTTTGAATATCTATAAGGTTTGTCATCTATCACATTTAAATAATGTTCTAAACCCTCACCTGAATTTTCATAGCAATCTATTATTCTAATCTCATCGCCAAATCTTTGAGCAAAGGTAATAACTGTGCTGTCATTCATTCCTAGATCCCACCAGGTTTCAACTTCTAAATCCTCATCTATTTCAAAATTAGTTAATCTATTTTTTTGATCTAGCTCTTCCATAATTTTGCCAAAATATGCACCAGATATTCCAGCTTGAAATGAGCATTCAAACTCCTGTGCATAACTTTCAGCAGACATTGTAGATTTTGCAGCCTTCAGCTCTTCGTTAGGTATGATTTTTGTTTGACTAGCTTTAAAAACGCAAGTGAACCAATCTTTCGTATGCTTTGCTTTTTCATGTAAATCGTAAAACCAGTTTCTACCCATAGGTGTGCCAATAAATATGGCAAAACCATGTCTGTCAGCCAGGCAAGGTCTAAGTATGGTGTCAAATAAATCTGGTGAAATGTTTTGGGTTTCATCAATTATAATACCATCAAAATATTGACCTCTGATCGCTGCACTATTTTCACCACCAATGATTTGAATACGACTATTGTTTACAGAAAAATCAACTCTTAGCTCAGATTCATTAAATTTTGTTCCAGGAATTGAGGCAGAAAATTGTTTTAAATAATCCCAAGCTGTGCTTTTGCCTTGCAGACGAAATGGAGAGATAAATGCGTATCTTGGATAAGGTTTTTTGTTGGTCAGAGCAGCTTTTATCAAATGATTGATAGCAAAAACAGTCTTGCCACCTCTTCTATGAACAATAATTACATTAAATCGGCTGTTATCGCATTTTTTGTGCAAAAAATTTTGGATTTCTCTTGGTTTATAAGGAATTACAATTTGTTTCATAAAATTACAAAACCCCCCTAGTGCAGAGTTTTGTTCTTGTAATCAAAATCTTCATAAAGTGGGGTTGTAAATTGATCTTTTAGAAACTCTGTAAACTGTTGAGCCTCAATCTCATCGTCAAAACCTGTAAAGTGAGTTACAACCACAGGTTTTTTTGTTTCTTTGTCTTTAAGGATAAAGATTATTGTTTGTAATATCAAATTGTCCATCTATTTGTCTGTACCATCCATTAATTTTAATTTACGCAGCAACACAAAAAACTGGCATACCCCAAAACAAAACCCCCATGTTCGCTATTTGTTCTCATATTTTTAACAATTACAACTATAACTTTTATATTGATAATAAAAAGTTCTTATTAGTTATTTCCGATAATATAAAAGTTATCAGCCATTAAATAATTATCGTCACATTTAAGCAACATTGTTACATTTTTGCCACAATCTCATGTGCAATAACAATGTTTTTTGTGTGTCTGTTTTGTCATAATCTCAATAAAATCAAGCATAATAGTCTATAATCATTCTAAATTATTTAGCCCAAGTTATGTTCAAAGGCTGTTTATCATCACCTTTTATAGTTAATTCTGCTGCTTTTCCGTACCTTTTAGCTGCAATTTTGGTTGCGTTCCATTGAGCTGAAGCAGTAATAATCTTGTAAAGATTGACCAAATTTTGACCGGCTTTGCCATCTAAATCACCTCTTTCAATCTTATCCTCTAATATTTTTCTTTTATCTTCAAGCTCAGATAATTTTAGATCTACTGCTAATTCTTTTGATTTTTGGTATCTTACCATCAATGAGTCATCAGCAATTAAATAGTTTCTAAAATTGGACCAAGTAATATCAACATCATCTTTTAAAAATACTTCTCTAATGGTGTAACCATCAGCGAAATAATCTAATATTTTTTGAGCTAGTTTTGCAGTTAATTTCTTTTTTCTTGCCATAATATTTTAATTAAGTGAGCCAGATGCAGAAAGAAAGGGATAGGAAAAACACCTGGCTCTAGTTAATTAACAAATCCTTTTTTAGATAAGGAAGTGTTGCAATAATATCACAGGTGTTGCTTAAAGGTCAAAGGGTTTTTTAGGTTGTGCAAAGGTCCTTTTATCGTTTGTAATTGGGTTGTATTTAAGCTTTTTATCAAACATTAATTTATCAATTATTCTTTCAACTGTGAATGATCCATACCTTTTATTCAATATAATCCAACGCATTTGATCTGTGGAAAGCATCCCATTTT